TTTTGAATAATAAAACACTACGAGGGGCATGTGTCTATAACACACACCTCTTAGCGTACTGGTGTTTGAACAGCTGTAATCCTTCCATTACAAATTCTATAACACGCAAAATTCCAGAATCAAGTTTAAATAAAATACGTATAAATTATCCGACGTCTCGGTTCCTTAAAAATCGTGACCTTAAGTTGTATAAATCAAAGCTAGAGGAGGAGCGTTCAAAAAGAACGAAAACTGAAAATCATCAGCAGCACTTCTCTCAATAAGCTGGCTGGTAGTTGTACCGCCATAGACTGAAAATGCAACCGCACCCGATGGTTGGGAGGGTTCAGCAAATGCAGTCGTTTGAAATCCATCTTGAGGTATTAATAATGATACTGGCATTCTGTTTTGATATGGAATTCGAACAATAGCTGTTCCATTCTGGAAATCATTAACAGAAGTCGCAGTATTATGCCAGTAATTCGTAGTTACTACTGGCGTACTAGCCGCAGCCTGTACTGAAATGTTAGCAGGTATACTGGTAACATGGGGAGAGGCAGAAGTAGAATCGTTCCTGGTAAAATAACCTGGCACAAAAGTACTTGTGATTGCCGCAGTTGATGACAAATTGGTCCATGAATAATTCATACCTCCTCGAAAGAAAGCATACATTGGACCAAAAATTGACATAGCATCCATTTCCCATTCACCTATGCCAACTTGTGCACTTGAATTGAGTGTCATAACTCCAAAGCTCCACGGGGCTATAGTCATAGTCGTGCCGGAAGGGGCACTTTGAAAGCTTAGAGTTTGCATTCGACTCAATAATTGTTTAATCGACAAGAAATGCTCGCCTATACACATAGACGAATGTTCTGTGTTCGTAGAACTGGTAGAAACAGTAGCAATTGGCTTGTCAACAATTTGCACTTCAGGACCAGGATTAGGCTCAACGCCAAACACAGTCAAATCTAGAACAGGATCAAATCTCTCTGTACTAGTTGTTTGCGGAGAAAACACAACACCAAGAGTGTTGTAAGGTTTTGTTGGTACTTGATACTCAAAGTCTTCACCAGGTGTCCAAAAGACTTGAATAGTGACATTCTGGCTACAAGTCTCAGGGGCTCGCAGCTCATTAAGAACTACTATATCAACCCATCCACTCGTTTGCACACCATAAGCACCCGAACTATTCTTTAAAGATAAGTACTTATATGGCACTAACCAAGGAAAAGTAAAGGTAATCTCTTCTTGTTCACGAATGTCAATTATTTCTCGAATTGAAGGGAGAGAATTAGTTGTACCAGGGGCACTAGTTTCAAAAAGCGACGGAGTAAAAGTGACTTGCAAACGACCCGTATGAAACTGAGTCTTAATAAACTTAAGTGTCAACTTAACGGTACCACGCCAATACTCAAAGAAATTAGACAAATACCAAGATGGAGCACCAACACCCCACGAAACAGAATGAGTATGCGTAGTTGAATCCGAAACAAACCAATTATAAGGAGCAACACTCTTACTATAAAGAGAAGCGTTCGGCGCATCAGTCCTATGCCAAGTTAAATCTTGAACATAAGCCGGAAAAGACATAAGATAACGAAAAGACATCTCATCTTCACTAGTAATAGCGTACCTATCAGTCAATTCAAGCTTATTATGTGCTATTAGTCCATTTGGATAAGCAACTTCATTGCCATCAGACACTGCAAAATAACGCTGTTGTTGTGCAGCCATAACATTAGTATTATCCATGATACGGGGCTTAGACCACCCAAACATAGAAGCTACATTAGATGCAACTGCTGCAGCCCAGGAAACTGGCTCTGCAACAGCGTTAAGTTGTGGTATAGCAGACAAACTTGAAGCAACAGAACTAAGAGTTGAAAGGCCAGCAGAAACAGGCCCCTTTGATTCTTGAACTTCACGATCCATACGCCCTTTTCCTGGTCCTGGATTTGATTCAACATCTCCCGCTAATAAAAGCGAGATCACTGGGTCACACCTTTCAGAACAACTAGTCTGAGGCAAAATCGGTGCAGCCAATTCAACATCTTCCATATAAGCATAGACTGAAATATACATAGTACTATCTGGGGCACTCATGCCCACAGCAAGCGGAACTACAGCATCCAAATACAATGTCCCCCAATCATATGGTGTCACACTAGACTCCAATTGATAATAATCGAGAGGCGCAATATAAGGAATACGCATAGTAGCAACAGTACGTCTCATATCCATTTCTACATGAGGGTGCTGATATTTAGCTATCAAAGCTGATTGACCCGTTGTCGAGGTGGTAATATTATAGCGATTCTGCCATGTAACATCGTAAGCTTGAAAATTAACGACACATGGTAGATAATGCATTAAAACTTTACCTTGATAAAAGGGTTGTGCATTCGCCTCCGCGCGAATAACCCAAGTGCCTCGAACTAAATTAAAACCCTGTATCTTATTTGCCCAGTAAGTATTACCGACAAGCAAAGCGCCCATATTTTGTGTTAATAAATTGGCATTCTTATTACTTCCCGTTGAATAACTAACTGTGCTTACAAGTACAGGCTTCCCTAGAAAATCCTTTATTGATAACATAGTTACCTCTAAATCACTAGGGATTATAGTAGGGCGAGTTGTATCCTCAACCTTACTTTCTGACTCGATAAAACATGTAGTAGCAGTAGTATCGCAAATTACGCTCGGTTCTCCACTTTGTTGATTAGTGAAGGTAACGCCTCTTTCACTCTCAGAGGCCCCTACATGAGCGACGACTTTCATATCCGCAGTGTCGTACTCTGCGGTCTCGTTGATCTTGGGCAACGAGCTAACCTCCTTTGTTGTATTTATCGTAGACGACGACCAACTTCTTGGTCTAGGAGCAAGAGCCTTCCAAGCTCATTGCAACGTCGTTCGTCTTCTTCGGCTGTCATTCCAAAGTCACCAAACCCAACGTCACTCATAGACGAACAGGGCGAGTAAAGGGGCGCATCGCGACTTATGACATAATTTATAGCAACCTCCCAATCGGTTACTAATGGTCCGGGACACCTAAACTCCCTGCACCAATACTCAACAAAGGCAACGTATTCATCAAACACGTCTTTACCCCACAGAGCACTTTCATATATAGAATTATTTAGAGTTTGTTGAAATCCAATTGGATTACCTTTCCGCAAAAAGGCTATCGACTCAACGATAGAATACCATCGCAAATTGGCACAAACACGAAACTCACCATTCCATATAATAGTACGAAATCCTCTAGCTATAAAGTTACCCTCACTGACGGGTCGATGGCGCGCTACCGCACCATTCGTACCTTTCAACTCATCAGTGTATTCCAAACCCCATAATCTCTTAAGAGAAGACTGCAGAGTGTAAAAATCAACTTTGTCAGCTATATCCGGATGTATGGTCATCGCGTTATCATCTCCGTACAACTTTATCTCAGTCTTATTAAGTATATAATGTACGGGGAGTTCCTTAGGTTTAACCTTATTGAACCCACCCTGATCCTGAGTAAGTATATCACAGAAACAACAAACTAGCGCAAGTAAATTGCTCCCTGTATTTATAATGGCAGTAAGAAAATTGCCACTTGTCATACCAGAGAACCACTCATACAGCGCTGTACTATCACCATCCGGTACTGCATGCAAAGAATTAACCAGATCTTCAAACAACAGGTATCGAATTTTATTACCGTCGGGATCACTATCACCATAATAGCGTTCCATCAACCGACGAGTAAAATTAATCAACACCTGAACTTGTCTTTTGTCGAATTTAGAAAAATCGCCAAAAATACCAAGATCTGACATATCTCGCAGCATACGAAATAGAATTGTCCACTCTCTAGAATAGGGATTTATTCCTATACAATATGGAGTACGAACTCTATTCTCATAAATCCAACCCGCAAAACACCCAAACGCTGACCTACATTGCAACAAATAGGTCAGATCACCAGCACAGAAATGCCTTGGTTTATCAGCTTTTTCAAACGGTCGCAACTCGTCCTTTAAGCAGTCGAGGTATACATTAAGTATACGATCTCCCGCCATAAGCTTATCTGTGCATTGATCATAACAACGCTTAAGTGCCTTCGCCATAGGGGTGTCCAAATTTAATTCCTCCGGGTCAGGAAAAATCCACAACTTTCCCTTGCCGTGATATCCAAATTCTTGCTTAACTACTTTAAGCAAGTATCCACATGAACTCACAGCATGTACTTGTTTTAAATGAATTGCAGGACAACCTTTAAGTGACTCCTCATATGATAACCGACGAGTGTTCACTATGGGCGAAGATTTATCAAATAACCAGCTACATATTAGCTCCGTTACGTAATCAACGTTTCGTATATTAATACATTGCTCGACGTTGCTTCCATACGCTTCACGAGCTATTTTCGCTTTATCATCTCCACGATTAAACAAAGTAGCTGGCCTACGAGTTATGCCATACTTCTTCTTGACAGGCTCGTAAAATTGGGTTCTTTTAATAGAGGAGCTAACATTACATGGTAATCTATCAGTTCTAGCTACCACATTATGGTAAGGCGCAAAATTAGACCTATCTAAAACTGGGAAATCATCTTCATCTCCAGCTTGAGCATTAAACTCCCCCACCACAACGTTAACATCCTTTATCCGGTCGTGAACGGTAGAGATAGAAACACCATGCGGTTTAATCTTAGAAACCCAATCAGAAAATATCTCACGATATAAGGCAACACCGCAACCCATAGCGGCATTACCAGCAGTATGAAGATACAAAGGAAAAGGAGTAGCAGTGCTACGTGCTCTATCTGTTACAAACGCTAGTGAGCCAGATTGACCACTAGTTGTACTATCAAATTGATAAATAACATCACGAATAGTATATTCAGCTAATAGTACTTTCTCTCCCTTCCTCTGTCCTCGAGACATATCCATACTAAGCGGGTACTTCATACTTGATGTAGACATTCTCATTTCTGGTTTTAGATACTCAACATTTCCAGTATCCAATTTATTCATAAAGCACGTACTAAATCGCTGCATAGCTCTAAGATTCAATATACTAGTATCACGACTACTAGGCAGTTGATCATATAAACAAGAGAAATGATGAAACGCGCTTCGTGGAAACTCAATAATAGCGAGATCATTATCAAGAGGTACCATATTAAGATCGGAAACCTCTAGAATCTTAAAAGGAACAGTAGTCATACTGCTATATGGAAGCAAAGCAAGCCGATAATAACTATAGTCAGGCTGCTTACACAACTCCACAATAGCTTGACGTATATGATCACATGTAACTCCAATATGTCCCCCAAGAAATACCATTGAACCAAGAGTCTTCTCATATGCTTTCATTATAGGTGGAGGATCGTTGGCCAGCTCCCTCTCATTGAGCCCTCGCAAGAGCACGAGTTGAAATATATTGCCACTCCACTTATGAATATAATCTGCTTCAGTACGATTCAATCCAGCATGCGCTTCCGGTTCTTCACCAACAAAAACTTCATCAACCGTTTGTTGCGGTTGAATCCATTCCCCGCTCGCATCATCCTTAGTACTGAGTTGTTCTCCAGGATAAAACCAGTCTATCATTTTCACAAGAGTAAATATAGCAGCAAAGAAACCTACGGTCGCAAGAGCAAACTTACCAGTATTACTCAACAAAGCATCGACTATAGTATTCTTAAACCACTCAAGAGGAGCGGTAGAACAATGCTCAATTGCAGCGGTAATCTTATCTAATATAGCACTAGAACCAACCACAAATGACGCAAAAGCATCATCACATGCAGAGCGCGCTCGCACCACATGCATCATCATATCATCCTGAATATTCCACCCTATAAACTTCTTCAAATCACCAAGGGGTATTTCTTCCAGGAAAACATGAATAGGATGATTCATATCTCCTTGAAAACTACGATCGTAATACGAAAATTTAAGATGTTCATTCGCCAACATACAATCATTATAATATTGCTTAACAAAGGCACTCAAACCCTCATAACAAGCATCAAGTTTATGGAGATACGAAACAAGATCAGCTTTATTGGTCATAGCACAATTCAACTTAGCACGATTCATCTCAATACGAGTCTCTACAGTAATTGGAACCTGAATAGGTCGACCATCAATATCAACTGAGGTATATACATCAGCTCTAGATGGCGCCATATCAGCAACTCCAAGTTCCCTATCAACATAATAGGCTTCACTAGCCCCTACGGATTCTTCATCGTCAATAAGAAACAATTCTTCCTCTTTCACCTCTTCACAACCACCATCTCCAACATGAGAATGGGCATCAAAGAAAAGAGGACTACTACCTCGAGAATCATCCAAAAGCCCAGGTGATATTGGTATCTCAACATTACTTTCCTCACCATCAGAAAGGTTAAATACCTCGTCAAATTTCTCCGAAGCAGTAGTCTGAGGTACAAATGGCTCAAGAGACTTAAGATGTTCATCGATCTTTGAAGCCAAATACTCCTTCTGATGAGATTTACGTCCGGTTTGATATTTAAGATGCTCTTGATACTTAGTTTGATTCCATTTAATCCATTCAGCATACTCATAAATCTCGCCCCCAGGCAATGGTTTACCATTTATCCAGTCCCACTGGATAAAATACCAGGCATTAAGATTGCGACCTTCACAATCACGAACCTTATTTCGGTCCATTTTCTGCCAAAATGGACTAGCTCCAGGATTAGGCCAATCAGGATAATGAGCCTTCTCAAAGTCATCGGGAAACTTCTCCTTAAGACCCTTCCAAAAAGTATTCGGAAACGAAGGAAGATTCTTCCAATCCTTTGGCTTATCAGTCTTCTGACAATATTGAGGTTTGACAAGTATAGCCCAGGCATTTTCTTGTATACGTCTAGCCAAAGCACCAGTATTAGACAAAGCTTTTTGGAAATAAGCCTCATCATAAGTCATCTTATTACTTACCGCATACAAAAGAGAAGCTACCAGATGGATCTTACCCTTCTCAGGCAAATTCGCCATGTTCAAATTAAACACATTTGAACCATAAGCATTAATCCAAAAAGTACATTCATTCTCTTGCCCGGGAACTGGCAATGCAGAAAATATATCAGGCCAATATACAACTGGATGAGCCTTATATGTATCATAGTATTGTGAACCTACGGAAGGAGAAAAAATAAAACGATTCTTATTCTCCTTAAAGTCAATAGTAGACTCTCTATCAAGACCCTTAATAGCTATCTCTGTTATCGCATAATCAGAGAGGTCTGTCTTACCAACACCTGATCCTCCACACAGAAAAACAGATCGAGGTTCCACATTAGGCTCTTTAGTAAATCCAGCTTCAGACACCATTGTACGTATATCACGCAAACGACTAAGATTATCCCGCAAGATAGGCCTTATATGAGAATCCTCTTTCAGATTCTGAATCTTAAATTCAAGTTCACGATGATATATATCATATTCATGCAACTTCCTTGCCATCTCAGCATCGACAGCATTAGAAGTTCTTTTCTCAGCACGAATAAGAAGATCATGAATAATAGATTGTAAATGGGAAAGCTCCTTCGCAAAGGGACCTGCTTCCACCGTAATCTCGTATCCAAGTTTTGTTGCGATCGTGCGGACCATACTAACGATCCACTCTCGAACCCTCTTCATAAATTTAGAACTACAATCTGAAGTTTTAGCAGCATTACAAAAGCGTTGATTAAGATCTTTAGTCTGATCAAAAATCATCACCTTTCCAAAAACTCCCATAGACAAAGCTTCACAAGCGATGTCTACATACGTCTCAGTAGCTCCAAGATCTATCTTTGTGGAAAGAGGATCTTTCTCGCCTTCTGTAGTCTGGGGTGTAAATTGACACCACCCCAAAACACAGGATCTCAGTCTACCAAAATCTATCTTGGTAGATGAATAGGCCGCAAACACTGCAGCCAATAACCACACCATTCTATTTCTAGGATATTGCCATAACAAAAGAGCTATTATAGCAAGAGCTATCCAAAAATATTGCGGTCCTCCAGATTCAAGACAACGAAACCAAGAAGTAAAATCAAAGGCTTTAGCAAAAGAACCTGCTAACTTATCTGGAAAATCTTGTAACATTCCAGCCACCTTATCAATCTGTTCACTCAGATATACCTTCGTATCACTTGAGACTTCTATAGGCCGTACCTTAATGCCATTAACAGCAACATCACCAAGTCCTGACATGGCAGACACAAAAGTGGGTCTTTCACCACCCACATGTGCTTCCATTTTAAATCGAGAAAGAATCTTAACAACTTCTCTCTCAATAGGATCTAAAGCTCGAAGCGAATCATAATAATCAACTCCAAGTTTACTCATAGAACTTTGCCGCTTCTCATTACGAGCAAGAACACACTCCTCGAACTCTAATGGTATTAAATGGCCTCTATGCCATTTAAATCTCTCAAAAGACATACGGAGAACTGCACAGTCACTAATATTTAGAAATGTAGCATACTGTTCTTCAATATCTTCTAGCTTGATCTTCATGTGTTTAGCCCTCGCAAGGACATTATACACACTATCGAGCACATCAGGATCCTTCATAATCCTGGGAATTGCTCGACGAAGAGTAGTTTCATAACGACAAGCATCCTCCTCAGCCTCAAAATAAAAAACTTGAGGCATTCCTGGATTGGGTTCTATACCCTCTTCAGTTAAATCACGAATCCATCCAGAGACTCTTTGTAATAGTCGCTGATCATTTCGTAAAACAGAGGGCAATCCTTCTAAAAGAATTTGGCGAGCTTTATCAGCTCCAACCAGATCTTTAAAGAAGTAATAAACTTCAGCATAACGAAAACGTGGTAAAATCACGCGCAACTCTCGTTCTAACTGAAGAATATATTCTCTATCATATCCAGGATGAGGCTCAATACCCTCACGGGTTAAATCTCGAACCCAACCTCCATTTGGAACTGGAGGATCGAACATCTCTTCTTCAGGGATAAAAACAAGATCTGGCAGATCATTCATATCATCTCGCAACTCCATAACGTCTCGTATCACGGGACATAGGAGCTCAAGGTTAGGTTTTAAATATTCCATTATTTCATATAACAATCCATACAGATCATCAACAGGAAGATTGTCAGCCAAAGCACAAGAAATACAGCGCTTAGCACAAACAACCTGGTGAATATCTCTAATAGTATTAAGTACAAGTACTTTAACACGATATAGCATTACTTTCAAATTAAATAAATCAACATCATTATAAAGTTCAGTACAAGAATAATATAAATTTCTTAAAAACATTCTATTAATATAAACTAATCTATCAAACTCTGGATCATCCGTTGAATAAAATTTAATATTATATACATGATCTTGGATACACCTATCCAATACCAACTGAGCAAGTTGATATCTCACACTAACATAAGGAACATGTTCAAGTGTGGGGGGTCCATACGGTAACTCAGTATGGTAGAAATATGTCGCTAACGGCTTTATAAGTTCATCAGTATTACTAAAATCTCGATTATAGTAAATACCAATATCACTAATAAGCACACCACTAGTGGCATCTACGCCCTCCAAGGCGGTATACCGAAATGATAAACTACAGTAATCATAAAAATCACTCAAAGTGACTGTCTGTCTCATACATAAGTCTAAATACATCTCGGGGGTAACTCTAGAACGAGGAAATATCATTCTAGAATCAGACTCAACATCCTCCTCTGAGGTGGAGTTAGGTGTACGCGCGCCATTAATTGAATTAATGTTATTTGCCATTTTCAATAATAGTGATCACAGGGCAATGGGCTTTCACAATTTCACTATGTCCCAATTCTGACTAAAGATGGCGCAACCCTTAGATTTAGTAAGATCGACTTTTGTAACTATAATTAAACTCAACAAAGTTTACGACAAGTCCTTAAGGGGCCAAGAACACCAGGTTACACCCGGCTATATTATTCGCTTATCCGCAGGAAGCCATCATCGGCTTTAAATATCGGACTCCAATCATTTAATTAAATAAAGTTAAATATAGTCTCAAATTAATAACGTACCAAGTTATTAAAAGGGATTCAAGTTGCACTAAATAAAAGCAAACTTCAATTTATGCATCCAGCATAAATCTATAAATTAATACCTATTGCTTAACACATAAGCTTAATGAAATCATCTGGTTCACCGACGAGCGAGTAACTAGAAGACTAATTGGTGCTAAGTAACTTTTCTCACCATTACGTGATACTAATTAGCTCAGAAGACCTATTACTAACCACCGTTCATTCAAACTAGAGAGGAACGCCGTATATTACACAGGTGACTGACACACAGTCTTAAAGTTAAATACCTAAATACCTGTCACATAAAAACGGATGTTAAAATTGTTAATTTATTGTGAGTTACACAAAGGGCCTTACGGCCCAAGGGGACTAACGACGATCTACACGAAGATCGGTCCCAACAACGTTTAACAATAGCAGATGGTAAGTGCTAAAGAGAAAATAAATACACAATACAAGCTGGTAAATCCATGCATAAGTGTTTACAAATCCATCGATCATCTAAAATGTCGACGTTTTATAATCCAGTCATACATGTTAGACCACACTCATAATTGTGCGCATAGAAATAACG